AACTGCTTCTACTTTTAATTTACCATTTATCAATTTTTGCACTTTATCAATCAATTGTAAACCTGAAGCAAATGCTATTAGCCTTGCCGCCGCTGCCGCGCCAAATGCCGCACCTAATAATGGTATAACTATTTCTAAATTATCTGCTATTTTTCTTATTATATTACTTAATAATTCAAATATACCTGTTTTTGCTTCTATTTCACCTATTAGGTATGTGACTTCATTAGTTATATCCTGAAAGGATTCACTTATTGTGGGTAATGTTTTACCAAAGTCTTCATTGATGCTCTTATTCATTATCTGAGCCGCATCTGCTACTATGTCTGCTGTTAGTAAGCCTTGCTCAGCCATTTTACGCAATTCACCACGAGTCACACCCAGGATATTTGCGAATTCGCCCATAAACTTACTGTTTGTTTCGTTGATGCTGTTAAATTCATCACCACGCAACACACCTGCCGCTAAGGCTTGACCGAACTGAATCATAGCACCTGCGGCGGCACCTGTTTCAGCACCTGATATCTTAAGGGTTTTTGAGAATGTATCTGTAATCTTTGCTACTTCATCTTGACTTAATGCTAAGTCTTCTGATGCAATAGTTAGACTTGAATATAGGTCTGCTGTTGCACTTAAACTACTACGAGAACTATCTGCTAATTCTTTTACATTTTTAAGTGCTTTATTATATTCTGCTGTTGAACCGGTTACACTACGCAATCTATTAGATAGACTTTGAAAGTTATTTGCTAAATCCAGTGTTCCTTTAACTACTGCCGCACCGGCTAAGGCTTTTAAGGCTGTTCCTAATTTATTTACATCTTTCTTGGCTTGTTTTGTATCTAATTCTAATGATGCTCTTATATTTGCCATCTTTTCCTACCTATATTTTCTTAAAATTCCTATTTAATTTGTTTTTTAAGAATTCAAATGAAGGCTTTGTGAATCCTTTAGGTGATTGTTTACTCCATCCTTCATCTAATCTTTCAGCATAATCATAATTACTTGTTATACTATATTTGTCTCTGCTTTCTCTGTATTTTGTTTTATTTCTTGCATTACCACCTCTTACTGGTGTTTCTTTTCTATAAAACTTGAAAGTATCATCGTTAGCATCTTCTATAGCATCTGCTATGTCTTTTTGCAATCTTTTTAAGTCTGCTTTGTTTATTTTGATACTCATTTTCTATTTTTTACTGAATCCATTAAGTCTTGTAGTGATTTCTGATCCATTTTTTTATTTTTATCATCCTCACTACCCTGTTTATATGTTCTATAACTTATGGCTACATCATATACCCATAAATCCAGTGTGTCTGCTCTGTCTAATACTTCACTGGGCAATTTATTATATCTTTCTGCCAGTGCGTCCAGCATTAATGCTGTTTTTAGTTCTCCACTATTCTCTTTAAGAGAACTATTTGTTACTTTCCCAGTATTTCTACAACTTTATTTACTGCCTTCATTAGCATTTGTGCTGGTAATACTTTTCCTTCTTCTAATACTTTTTTACCATCTTTATCCAATATTAGGTCCTCACACAGAGTTATGAGTTCTTCGAAGTTATCTTGACCTGCTACTGCGAATTTGACGAATTTTGCGATAGGTTGTCTATCATAACACCAAAATTCCACTGGTTCTTTATACTGATCCAGTATCTCTTTGTCGTCTAATACTATTTTTACTAATTGGGGTTTTGATGCTAATTGATTAAGTTCCATATCTTTACTCCTGTATATCTTTATCTAATCTGTCTTTTAAGTTGTGAACGGCACTTAACACGAATGCCATTCTGTTTGATGCTTTTTCAACATCTGCTCTAGCACATCTTATTTCATTCTGTGCTTTCGCTATCTCCATCTCCATGCTCTTCAACACTTGTTGAGGAGTATGTTTGTTCCATATCTCCATAACTTTTTTCCTCTATATCTGTATTTATCTGTTTTTGTTTTTTGCTTTTTGTTTTGACTTTGCTGTCAGGTAATTTAATACCGTGTTTTTCGGCATATTCGTCTATTGTAGTCCATACACCATCCACTCTGATATCTCTTGTGGGTTGTGTCCATACTCCATTTACATAATGCCTTGCCCATTGTTCTGGTAATTTCATAATTTCTCCTAAAAGTGGAGTCCCCACTATTGTGAGGACTCTACCGGTTAAATTGAACCTGCTGTTAGATTTCCATCTACTTCGATAGTAACTGGTGTTTGCCACACGGCCTGTTCCATTGAAACAGTGGGTGCTAAACCTGAAATGTAGCCTTGTCCTGAGATTGTTTTATCTCCTGATGCACTACCTTCAAAACCTACTTCAAAATAAACTAGTGTTTTGTCATTACTTGCACCGAATAAGCCGTCATTTACAACTTTATTTCCTGTGCCACCTGCGTTACCAAAGAACACATCTTCGTCTACTAGACAATTCAGTGTGATCTGGTTTGTTGAAGGTGTAGTGAATGCTTTTTCACTAGAACTATCCAATACCTTATATCTTGTTACGCCGGTCGACGCATTCACTGTGATATCATTGATAAATGGAACTTCAAGAGCATTTACGCCCCCAATTGCTCCATTTACTGCGGTATTACCTATTGCGAGGATACAACTTGAACCATCTGTTACATTAATTACAGCCATTTATTTCTCCTATACGGTTATAAAATTATATTCAAATGTATATGTAATCACATCATTTACTATATCCGTTTCGTAATCACTAGTGCTTTCAATAGTATTAGCGATTCCATTCCTGGCTACGAGTAAATTAGCAACTACGGTATCAATATCTGTTAATTGTTCTTTAGCATCTACACTGAGATAAGCATTGATAGTAGTGGTTGTTTGATTGACTGCTTGACCATCAAGTGTGTCATACAATTCATCCACTGCTATTTGTTGCTCATCGACGTATATAGTTCTCATATTTTTCTCATAAAGCGGAATGCCACCCGATAAGAATGGCAATTCCTCATTTATTGCGAAACTTGTATGTGCCGCTATGTTAGTGGTAATTTGACTAATTAAATCAGTTCTCTTACTCATTATCTAACCTGCACTATACTCTTACGAGATCTTGTTCGTCTTGTTCTTGCGTATGTTATTGCTTTTTCATCTGCTTGGACAGTGCCATCCGCATCATAATCATACCAGTCTGCAATGCTTATTAATTCATTGAATAAATCATTGAATTTAGCATCATAATATGTTATTTTTGATACTTCTTCACTCTCCGGATTACCGAAATCTGCAATCAACGGTAGAATATACTGAGCCATGCTATGATACACACATAAATCTGTAAATTGTTGTCTTCTGTTTAATTTGTTAGCCGGATCTATAAGATTCGGGTTAACATTTGGAAGAGCATTTAAGTTACTGATAGGGTTGCCCACATACGCATTGTATGATTGCCACCATGTGCTAGCCTTTAACTTTAATAATATTCTATCGGTGCTTTTTTCCAACACATCTTCTAGAAATTCTGTTACATCTGCAAAACCAGACTCTGCTGGTATCTTGATTACATTGCTTTCTAGTAGTCGCTGGTCCTTTTGCAGGATATCTGTATATTCTGCAAATGAAACTACATTACCACCGCCGTCTGTTATAAATGCCATCGATCAATCCCTCTTATTAAGCGTTTGTAGGTAGATTGTTACTTCTATATAGTGTCACACCTGCAATCATGGCAATTGTTGCGTCTCTTAACGCATTATTACCTAGATCGGATAGTGAACTAATTGTAGAACCACCCACTTGAGCTAACTGCTGGTTAATAGCAAATTCGAATGCTGGGTCAATAAGACCAACATACATGCCGTCCAAACCTACTGGAGCATTTTGTCCTCTTAGGTTAGCGACGGATTTTGCTAAAGCCTCGACGTTTGCATCGCCAGAACCAATAGTTGCGTTACAAGAAATCTTTCTTCCGAAATTACTTCTTAATGCTACGAAACCATTTCTTACTGTTGCTCTGAACTCATGTCTGTCAAAATCTGGGTTGAACCACATTTTAACTACTGGCTCTCTTTTAGCCGCATAAGCAAGACCTTCTGGTGAAATAACGAAGTTAGCTCTATGTGTTGCGGCGGCTACGCCAGCACCGTCATCATTTGTGAATGATGATTTACATACACCTAAACCTGCTACGTCTGTTGCTGTTGCTATCCCTGTGGATAACTGACTTAATGTTGCGTTTCTTACTAGATCAAAACCACCATCTTCTAATGCTTCTTCGTTTACGTCTGAAGCAACACCTCTTTTAGAGAATGTGATGTTAGCACTTGTAGGAGCCAAACTATAGTTAGCGGCCGCTTCAATTGAATTGCCCTCTGTTACTGTTGCGCCTGATGTGCTTTGGTTTGTTAGTGGGAAACGAACTTGACTACCGGAACTACCGGCTACGATTAAAGAGTTCTTAATTATCTGCTGATTAGGGAGCAGAACTGCATCCTCATAGAATGGGACGAGATCCGCTATAATATCTGCATACAACTGTTGAACACTTAAACTTGTTGTTGATGCCATTTGTTTCTCCTTTTATGACAAATTAATTATTTGTTCCTCATGCTTTCCATTTCCTTCATTACCATGTTGTTAGTAATGCTTTCTCTGGCAACATTTGGACGATACTTGCGTATGTGCATATACGCTGTTCTGTAATTTGCATCAGTATTTAATTTATTCTGGTCCACAGGTTTAACTTGTTGTTTACTTGTTTCTCCAGAAGTATCTCCATACTGTAAATCAACACCCTTTTTACCCATGCTCAAGCCTAATACTTCTTTACCAACCAGTTCTACTGCTCTAGTATAATCTGGTGTTTCGCCATCAGTAGTGAGATAATCATCTCCTGCTTTAATGGCAAAAGTATCGCCTTCAACTGCTAACATACCGTCTGCTTTCATCAATTTGACAACACTCTGTCTTTGACTTGGCGTCCAGTTAGTAGGCATTGCGGCTTCTAACTTGCCCATGTGGTCTTTTAGTAAAAGATCCTGTTTAAGGCTTGTGACCTGTGATTTTAGTTCTTCAACTGTTGCTTCACGCTTTTTAACAGCGTCACGCAACGATTCTATGTTGAGACTTTCACCTTCTGAAGGATTAGCCTCTTGTAGTGTTGAAACAACCTGTTTCACTTGGTCTATGCTATCCACATTAAGTTGTGTAAGAATATTCTTTTCAACTTCGTGTTTAGCACTAGCGGCAATCTTATTAGTATCATCTCTGGAATACATTCTGATTCCATTGACAAATGTTTTGCCGTCTCTTACTTCAACCTCAGGGGTTGTATTATTATCAGATTTTGTATCTGTTGCTGTTGATTGCTCAACATTGTCAACAGGATTCGCGGAATCTGTGACCGGAGCACTATTTACTTCGGTATGCTCTGCCGTGTCTGTGGATGCATTATCCATTTTCATCTCCTTTTATATCGATAGAAGTCATCGTAATAACTTCGGGGTTTCTTGTGCCCCTACCTAAATACTATTGTCACTATAGGTCGAATCTACAATTTGATTCAGCCTTTTTTGTATTTTTTCCTTTAAGTTCTGCCTGAAAGCAGGGAATTCCTCAGAATCAACTCCTTTCTGCATTTCCATACGCATTTCCAACTCTTCGTGTGTTTGGAAAGGCATATAAACTGTTGTTCCATCTTCTTCTTCGTGACTGTGGAAGCCTGAACCTCCCAGTCTTTGTGCTTCTGCTTCTGCTTCTGCTTGTGTGCTATATTCTGGTGCTTCATATGTTTCTACACCCTCTAAGAACACACTTGAATATCTTTCATATGCGTCTAATAGTGTGTTCATCTCTTTTATTTCGTTTTCCACACCTTTTTGACTGTATAATCTGTTATAACTGATTGCTAAATCTTCTGGCATATCCTGATCTTGCCAATCGAACCATATTTTCCACATGTTAAATTCTGCTTGTTCCATTGAAGTTGCTTTTTTGCGGATAAATGCTTCTAATTTGCTGTCATACATTTCTATTTGAACACCGCTTCTACTTGCTTTAATTAGTTCATCACTTCTAATCATAGCAACTTGGTTCATCTTTTCTATTTTCTGATCCATCATTTCTCTGATTTCTGTGATACTATCCAATGGCGGTGCTACGAACTCATACACATAATTAGGTTGCCCGTTGAGACTGGCCTGTGTTATAATAATACTGCCAGGCTCAGCACCAACACTATTATCATTACGATTTAGTGTTTCTTCATCAACCAAGTTAACTGGATGTGCCCCATACGACACGGCAGAATAAATCTCACCCATATCCGAGTATACACTTCGCTGAATCTGTGCGATATCAAAGATAGGTGTATGTCCTACACCGTTTTGTATTTTATTACTTTGATATACGGGTCTTACTGGAATGTAGCCCAGTTCGTTAGGCTGAACAATTCTATAAAACCCTTTGCCTTCATCATCTTCTAAATATTCTGCGTCTTCTGGCATTTGATCTGCTATATCTTCATCATCGCCTGTGGGCATGAATATTGTGTGAATTTCTTCTGGTGTTATGTATTGATATACTTCAAATTCTGGTTCTTCTGCTACTTTAATCAGTATTTTGTTTAATACTAGATCACCTGATGCGTTATATGTGTATGCCCAGTTGTAAACTTCTGTGGGCTTGTGCATTCTCCATCTGGCATATTCTGCTTCAGAAGGTTTCAAGCAACTTATCCATACTATACCGAATACGGTTGTGAATACATCAACCATACTCATAAATTCGTTTATGCTGTTGCCTTCGCCATCTACATCTTCTATAAAACTATCTATTTCCGGTGTTTCAGGTAATTCTCTGCTGGGCGGTGATCTAAATAAAATTGCTGAATATTCCTGACAATATAATCTTGTATATGGGAACACAGGAACATTTTGTAATTTTTCCTGATAGAAATTACTTGCGTATTGTAAACCTGTTTCTGCTTGACTTAGGCTATTTACTCGCTCTACTGATGTTCTGTGTTTTGCTATTTGATTGCCATATTCATCCACATCATATGTGTTGATTACTTCACTGGGTGTGCTGTAATCACTGTCGTATGCTTTTAGATATTTGCCTTCTCTATACGATACCCCACCATAATAACTATTTACTGCTAATTTCCAGTCATCATAATATTTTGAATATAATGGGTGTGTTTGTTGTATAAACTCTAGATAATTGAATTTACTGGCCAAGATTGTTCTCCAGAATGCTATTTTCCATATGGTATGTATATTTATCTATCTCTGTCATTTATTTGCTATAAAATGCCTGCCACCGGGAGTTAGAGTTTGGCACAATGTTTGACCGCGGCGACAGGACTTGAAATTATAATTGTATTGTTTCTGTATCTGCTTTTAAGGGTTTCTTTTTACCTGTATCTGTATTTACACTATCTAAGTCTACAGTATCTAAAATTCCCGCTCGTTGACATAATGCCACCATGTGAGGCATATCCCATAATGTTATTCTATAACCCATACTCTGTGCTATTCTGCGTAAATGTTCTTTGTTATTTGAACCTTTGTATTTGTGTATTGCTCTCATTTGTTTGCTCCAAACATATTGTATAATTGTATTCCATATTTCTTTGCTAGACAATGTCTTTGATATATTTCACTGTCTGCTAATTTTTCCTGTGCTTTTTGTTCTTTAGGTAGATTAAAGTAT